TTTTTTAGCTACTGGTTTTTTAGCTACTGGTTTTTTAGCTACTGGTTTTTTAGCTACTGGTTTTTTAGCTACTGGTTTTTTAGCTACTGGTTTTTTAGCTACTGGTTTTTTAGCTACTGGTTTCTTAGCGACTGGTTTCTTAGCGACTGGTTTCTTAGAGACTGGTTTCTTAGAAGCTTTTTTAACTCCAGCTGATTGTGAATTTACAGGAGCATTTTGCTCTAAATTTGATTCAAATTTTTGAATAAATTGAAGTCTTTCAGATCGTGGTAATTTAGAGTAACCTGCGTTATTAGCAGATTTTATTAATTTATCAATTAATGATAATGTTTCATTATTGCTTGGTAATTCACTATATATACTATTATTTTGTGGAACTCTATAATGTTTATTTAATAATTGTCTAAGATGATTAACATTATTAGTATATGTATTATTATTACCATTTAATCTTTGTGCAGTAACTGGTTTGTTAACAGGTTTGTTAACTGGTTTATTACCAGATAAGTTATTTTCACCAAAAGTAGATTGAGCTGGTGTTGTTTCCCAGCCAGGTTGAGTAGTTCCCCAATTTGCCATTATATATATTTATTCAATATATTTTTTTAAATTAAATTAATATTAAATTTAAATTTGAATTAAATGTGGTAATGCTTCTGCTGCTTCAAAACTAACTTCAACCATACCAGTCAATATTAATATTGCTCCTAATTTCTTTTCATTAATATCAACCCCTTCTGTTATCATTCTATTAAATTCATCTAATAATATATTTTGTAATTTTGCCTTAGATGTATATGAACGAATTATATTGCTTGAAATTGCAAATGCAATACCATCTTTTACAATTTTTTTCTTAGAATCAAATGTCATATTTGATCTATAATTCCATATATCTTCTATTTTAGTGTATAAATCAATTAGTTGATCATGTGCTAAATTTTTAAACCATATATGACTAGTATAATTATCTAACATATTTATTTTATAAAACACATCTTTCATTTTCATTTCAATTTCTTCTTCTAAACTTAATTTTGGCTTTTCAATTTCAAACTTAATTCCCTCTATCATTAATTTAGAACAATGCTCTATTATTTTATTTTGTTCATCATCTGTATAAGCCCTGAAAGTATATGGACAAGTTTTATTTCCATTAGATAAAATTTTCATTAAAGTTCGAATATCAAACGCATATTTTTTCTTAGTAATTGAATCATTAAAAATATAAAGATAAGTTCTATCTATATCATATTTATCAGTAAATGTTAATATATCAGTATCATTTACACAGTATTTTCTTCTTAATATAGACCATCTACGCATTATAGATTGAATTAATATAATGCTTCCCTTATTTGCTAAAAAATACCGTTCTCTTGAAATAAATTTCTTTAAATCATTAATAAGAAATGATTTTGACTGTTTTGTATCAATAAATTTATTTAACTTTAAATCTTTAATTGATGCACGAATACTATATACACTTAAATAAATATTATTTGTTATTCTATCAAACAATTCTTCTTTTGAATATATATTCTTTAAATTATCTTTATCAACTAATTTATATTCTCCGCAAAGTGAATTATCAACCTCATTAATAATTTGAGATGAATTCAAATAAACTTGATTAAATAGTATTATTTTTTTCTTATTTAAGTGTTTTCCACAGAAAACCTCATTGCATTTAGGCTTATTATTACACTGAACTAAATTTTTATTACTTTTTATAGAATGACAAAAATTCTCATTAAATAGAATTGACATATATAGTATTACTTAGAATAAATAATTTTATATAGTATAATTTATAAAAAAATCAAAAAAAATTGAATAATATTATTTTTTAAATTTTGTTAAATTTACTAATATTAACAAATGCAATCCGCCGTATTAACCACACAGTCAATCCAAGAACAAAACTACAAAGTCATTTTCACAAACCCTAAACTCAACAAGAATAAACAACTAACTGCTGCGATCCTTAATGAACTAACGAAGAGTGCTCTATACATTGAAACAGATTATTTAATTGCCCCATTTGGACTTTCATCATATGATAAAGTAAAAGGTGTACAAGATACTACAAACAGTAGTTGGTCTATTGCATTGAAGGCACACGGTGGCTCTATTGGAAATCGCGAAACTATTGCTAAACTATTTGAATTTTTGAAAAATGAAATTGATGCGAAAGCAGTTGATTATGGAATTAAATTCTCGAAGGATATATTCAAAAAAGAATATACTGAGGCTCAGAGAAGCATCGTCTCTGATGCTCTCTATAACTCAGCTGTAAAGGCATCTACTGCCGTTGATGAAAATGGTGTTCCCTACCCGGACAAGATTATGCTCAAGGTCATGCGCACTGAAAAGGGCGGACCTGATCTTCTTGTTTTCAAGAATGGTCCTGAGCCTATTTCTGTCTCTAGTTGGGAAGAACTTCAAGAGCTTATTCCCAAGGGAACCCCTATTAAATCGATTATCCAGCCCCGTCTCTACTTTGTGAGTGGCAAGTATGGAGTCAACTTTAGGGTTCTCCAGATCAAGCTTCCTAACATTGAGAAGGTTGGTAAACCGCTTACCTATGCATTTTCTGAGCCACCTCAGGAAAATGTTTTGACTACCGCTACTAAAGATGCTGCTCCCGATGCTACTCCTGCCAAAAAGGCTGCTGCGGCAGAGGCTCAAGCAGAGGATTCTGAGGAAGAGGTTGTTGAGGAAGAGGAGGAGGAAGAAGACGATTAAAATCATCTTCTTTCCCTAAAATAATTAAAACAATTTTTATCTTTTTTTATAATAAATTATTATCTATATTTATTATATATATGGATCCAGTTATTGAATTAGCTAAAAAAATAAACTATAATATCCAAAGAAATAATGCCCAATTAGCATATAATATTAATAAAAAGAAATATTATGAATCCATAATACTAAAAAATCAAGCTATTCAAAATAAAACAATAACCAAATATCCACCATCTTATTTTATGACTGGATATGATTTAATGTATTATCCCCAAATATCTACTATACCTCAATAATGAGATAATATCAATAATTTATTCTTTTTATATGATATATAAAAAGAATAGTATACTTCCATTGGGACTTGAACCCAAGACCTTCGGCTCATAAGACCGATGCTCTAACCAACTGAGCTATAGAAGCCTAATAAATATATATAATATTATCTTTTTAAGTAGTTTTATAAACTTAATTTTTTACACATTTTTTCATTTCAAAAGCCTATTTTTTGATAGTTTTTTTATACTTTTTACCTTCTTTTCCACACATATCATCGTGTTTCCTCGTAATAGAACAATAATAATAATCATTATCGACAACACCCGACACCAAAAAATTTAAACTATTTTCTTCTTTTGGAAAAAGAGCACATTTGCCGTGTTTATTATCGCTAGAAACACTATTTATGAAATATTTACAATTTATACAAAATTTTGGAAGTGTTTTTTTCAAAGACAAACCGGGTAAAAAAATAGAACAAATAATTAGAAAAAAATATTTCATAATATATTTATTTATTTTGAAATAGTTTTAAGTAATTTTAATATTTATTTTACTGAAAAAGATGTAATATTAAAGACTATTTTTTAATATAATAAATAAAAATGGTAAAAATTATTGCAGAAATTGGTATTAATCATAATGGATCCGTCGAAATTTGTAAAAAAATGATGTTACTTGCAAAGTTTGCAGGTGTAGACTATGTAAAAATTCAAAAACGCACACCCGATTTGTGTGTACCCGAAGATCAAAAAAATAAAGAAAAAGACACTCCCTGGGGTAAAATGACTTACTTGGAATATAAACATAAAATTGAATTTAATGAAGAACAAATTAAAGAGCTTTTTGAGTATGCACATGAAATTGGCGTAGAATTTTTTTCCTCTGTATGGGATATTCCCTCTGTTGATTTGATGGCTAAATATACTAAAATCGGTAAAATTCCAAGCGCATTAATTAATGATTTAGAATTATGTGCATATGCTCGTCAGAAATTCGAATTATTCATGATTAGTACGGGAATGAGTAGTGAAGAAGAAATTGAACAATGTGTTGCTGCATGTAATCCTGATATTATAATGCATACTAATAGTTGTTATCCCGCTCCTTATGAAGACCTTAATTTAAACTATATTAGATGGCTAAAAGAGAAGTATCCAACCAAAAAAATATACTGGTCAGGACATGAATTCGGTTTGGCAACAACTTTTGCAGCAGCAGGAGTTGGAATTGATGGATTAGAAAGACATATTTGTATTAGCCATAGTGACTGGGGATCTGATCAATCATCATCAGTTGAAATTGTTCCAGGATTATTCAAACTTGTTAAGGGTATTCGAGATATTGAAAAAGCTATGACTTATCCTCCTGGTCCACGAATTATGTTTCAGAAAGAAGAAAAAAAGAAAGAAACTTTAAGACCTAAGAAATAATTTTATAATATGAAATATATTTATTTTTGGGAATAACTGTAAATATTCTTTTTAATTTTATCAATATCAGTCATTACTATTTCACCATCAATAAATATTGGTGATGTAAAAGCATCTTCCATAACTAGCCATAATATATGAACTATACACTTTAATAGAAGTTGAAGTAAAAGACTTTGATTAATTTTAGCAAGTTCATGCATATTTTCATCATTTTTGATATCAATAATATAATTCTGAAATGTGGTATTTACAACTTTCCATCCAAGAAGATTACGAATATTTACAATTACAACATTTAATCTATGAAGTTGATTACCTGTAGATTCACACTCTAATATATATTTTTTTAGAGCTGGATATTCATTCAAAAATGAATCCATTGATGAATATTTATTATAAAATTCATCTAGCACATTATTTTCTGGGTTCTCCATGAAAGAAAATTTTATATTTATATTTTATAAAATATATTTTTATAAAAAATAGAATCAATTTTTATTCCACCTAAAAAATAGTCATATTAGATAATTCTTTTAAATACCTTTTTGAGCATGTTTCTACTAACAGACCATTTGCATAAATACCATAATTCATATAATAATTATCATTTTCTAATGCTATGTGATAAATA